AAACTCAGCAGTACAAGCAGCAAACAGCGCAGTCTCACTTGCAACAACGTCACCCCGACATGCAAGAGATTCTACAAGATGGTAAGTTTGTTGAGTGGATTAAGGGATCAAAGATTCGTACACAGCTCTTTGCACAGGCAGACACGCAGTACGACTACGAAGCTGCTGATGAACTCTTCACTACGTGGAAAGAACGTCAACAGGTAGTAGATCAGACTGTAGCCAATGAGAAGGCTAGTCGCAAAACCGCAGTTAAGAACGCCTCAGCAGGTAATGCTAAAGGCAGCGGTGAAGCAGCAAGTCGTAAAGTTTATAGACGCTCAGACATTATTAAACTAATGCAGACCGACCCTGATAGGTATTTGTCTTTGTCTGACGAGATCATGCAAGCATACCAAGAAGGGAGAGTCAGAAACTAAATCTCTTTAAGGAAGTATTATCATGGCTACATCAGTATATCCCAATATGGGCGGAGCAGTAGACAACACTAGCGCAGCTAAGTTTATCCCAGAAATCTGGAGTGACGAAGTAATTGCTGCATACAAGAGCAACCTCGTACTAGCTAACCTCGTCAAGAAGATGAGCATGACTGGTAAGAAAGGCGACACCATCCACGTACCTAAGCCTACTCGTGGTTCAGCTCACGCTAAAGTTGCAGAGACTGCCGTAACTATCCAGAACTCTGTTGAGTCAGAAGTTCTGATTAACATCAACAAGCACTTTGAGTTCTCTCGTCTGATTGAAGACATCACCGAAGTACAGGCTCTGGCTTCTCTGCGTCAGTTCTACACTGGCGACGCTGGTTATGGTCTGGCTAAGCAGGTAGACGACGATCTGTTTACTCTGGGTAAGTCTTTCGGCGACGGCGACGGTTCTTCTTGGGTCACCAGTGCTTCTTTCCAGATCAACACTACTTCGGGTGCTTTGGAAGCCTATGACGCTGACGGTACTGCTGACATCGGCGCTTTCAGCGATGCAGTATTCCGTGGTCTGATCCAGAAGATGGATGACGCTGACGTTCCTATGGACGGTCGTAGCTTCGTTGTTCCTCCTTCACTGCGTAACGCTATCATGGGTATTGATCGCTACACCTCTACTGACTTTGTTAATGGCAAGAGCGTAGAGACTGGCAAGATTGGTAACCTGTACGGCGTAGACGTATTCGTTTCTACTAACGTACCTACTCTTGAGTCAGGCGTTCGTGGCGCTCAGCTGATCCACAAGGACACCAATGTTCTTGCAGAGCAGCAGGCTGTACGTTCTCAGACTCAGTACAAGCAGGAGTTCCTGGGTACTCTATACACTGCTGATACGCTTTACGGTTGTCAAGTAATGCGTCCAGAAGCAGGCTTCGTACTGGCTGTTCTATAAGCTAGTACAACTAAGGGGATTCTTCGGAGTCCCCTTTCCCTTTTCTTTTTTTCTCTCTTGTTTTCGTAGGAGCTATAATGGCTATATTTAGAGGTGACGGTGGTGCAGGCGATTCCAATACGGACGCTACCATATCCATTGTTACAGCCCAAGCTAACATAGCTACTACGAAAGCAAGTGATGCAGCTACTAGTGCTATAGAGGCAGCTAACTCTGCAACTACTGCTACAACTAAAGCGGCTGAAGCAAGCACATCTGCTACTGACGCAGCTAACAGCGCCACAGGTGTTGCAGCCTACGCAACAGCAGCAGAGAACTCAGCAACTGCCGCAGCATCCTCAGAGACTAATGCAGCCACCAGTGCTACAGGTGCTGCCACAAGTGCTACAGCAGCCAGTGCCTCTGAGACAGCCTCAGGAGCCTCTGAGACGGCTTCCGCTGCTAGTGCTACCACTGCTACTACTAAAGCCTCAGAAGCCGCTACAAGCGCAACCAGTGCGTCTAACAGTGCTTCTACGGCAACGACTAAAGCATCAGAGGCTTCGACTAGCGCCAGCAATGCCTCAACCTCCGAAAGCAATGCTGCTACATCGGCCTCTAATGCTTCCTCTTCAGCCACTGCTGCTAGTGACTCAGCTACTGCTTCAGCGGCATCAGCTACAGGTGCAGCTACCTCAGCTACCAATGCTGCTAACAGCGCTACCGCTGCGGCTGCTTCAGAGTCCTCTGTATCTGCGGATGCTAGTGCAGCGGCTACTTCAGCAACCAACGCAGCCACCAGTGCAACCACAGCCACAACCAAGGCTAGTGAGGCAGCTACAAGTGCTACCAACGCAGCCACAAGCGCGTCTACAGCCTCTACACAGGCAAGCAATGCAGCTACTAGCGCCACAGCAGCACAGACGGCACAGACCAATGCAGAGACTGCTGAGACTAACGCTGAGACTGCTGAGACCAATGCAGCAGCTAGTGCTACAGCAGCAGCCTCTAGTGCCACAGCAGCGGCAAGCAGTGCAACCTCAGCAGCCAACAGTGCTACAGCGGCAGCAGCGGAGTTGTCTACAGCAGCTCTGAAGGCTAACAACCTGTCTGACTTGGCTAGTGCATCTACTGCTAGAACTAACCTAGGACTAGGCACAGCAGCTACTACAGCGGCTACGGACTACGCTACAGCGGCACAAGGTACGAAGGCTGACACAGCTTTACAATCTAACTCAACACTTAATGCAGACAACATGACTACTGGTACGCTGAACGGCGGCACATACTAAGGGTATATAACTATGGCAACAAAAATTGTAACAAAGAACAGCTCTACTGCTTCTGCCGTTCCAACAGCAAGTGATCTTGTACAGGGTGAACTGGCAGTCAACGTAGCTGACAAACGACTATTTACTGAAGACAATGGCGGTGCTATTGTAGAGCTTGGTACTAATCCTAGTGGTAATGTAACCTTCCAAGACAACGGCAAAGCCATCTTCGGTGCTGGCTCTGACCTACAGATTTACCATGATGGGTCTAATAGTTATATAACAGATACTACAGGTGGTAACTTCTTTATCAATGATGATGGCGCAGGCTATCTTATGATGAAGGGCAGTGATTTATATTTTAGAAACCCAAGCAACGCAGATATGATTCATGCTCAGTCTGGCGGATTTGTAAAGCTATATCACAACGGTGCAGAGAAAATAGCCACCACCTCCACAGGCATAGACGTTACTGGCATAGCCACGCTGGATGGGCTTACTGTAGAGAACAATACTGCTGATGTTAAAGGTACTGTTAAAAACACATCAACTGGCGGAACAAGGACTGCAACTTTAGACATTATTCCGCAAAACGATGGTGCTTACGGAGTTTCTATACAAGCATCTGGCGGTTCTGGAACAGGCACGTTTCAGTTCAATAACAAGAACATAATGAAGTTTGACCTTAACAACGACATCAGCTTCTACGAGGACACAGGCACAACGGCTAAGTTCTTCTGGGATGCGTCTGCGGAGTCTTTGGGTATTGGTACTAGCTCGCCTGCTGGTAAAACACATTCAGTCGCCGCAGACTCTCAAGTAGCTGTAATGGCGGGCGGTGATGTTAGTGACCCGCTGTACCCTGCTTTTGGTTTTGATGGTCAAATAGGGTCAAATGGTGGTCGTGGTGCAGGTATGTATTTGCCTTCGGACGGCACTCTTGCGTGGTCTACGGCAGGCTCAGAACGCCTACGCATAGACTCATCAGGGAATGTGGGTATTGGTACTAGTTCGCCTTATACTGCTCTTGATGTATCTGGCGGTACTACAAACCAAGTAGGTATCTTTAGGTCAACAGATGCAACAGCAACAGTTGGGTTTGCTGATAATACGACACCGCTTACAGGTAACTTATCTTATGTAACACTAGGGGCTGTTGGTAATAACATGGTGTTTAATACCAACCTAGTCGAAGCCATGCGCATAGACGCATCAGGCAACGTGGGTATTGGTGAGAGCAGTCCACAAGAGTTGTTGCATCTTACGGCTACTACTCCTGTATTTAGGATGCAAGGCGGCTCTAGAACTTATCAACAGTTTGTAAGCGGTACTGACTTTGTAATAAGAGATGTAAACGCAGGGCTAAATAGGGTTACCTTAGACTCATCAGGAAACATAAGACTTACAGGGACTGCGCCTAACTCTGAAGATAATATAAGCACAATCAATTTCTTTAACAGTTCTTCAGGTATAAATTTAGCAAGCATTACAGGAAAAAGAACAGCAGGGGGTACTAACTACGGTAGTCTGATATTCAATACCACAAGTTCTGGTACTGCCGCAGAACGCATGCGCATAGACTCCTCAGGCAACCTGTTGGTGGGTACTACTGATACATCGCCTTTTGATAGCTCCACAGAGCAAGGGACAGTCATTAGTGACGGTCAGGCTCAGATAGCAGGAGCCAGTACACCTTTGTATCTCAATCGTCAGGCATCT